TCCAGTTGTGGTCCAGACAGAATTCTGTTGCTGCTTTCCATTTAGCTTGATTAACAGCATAAGTCATAGCTTCATTTAGAAATTGTTTAGATTTGCGTTTTGGCTCACGAAGTTTGGTTTGAGATTCGGGTTTTACTTCTAAAATATATGTTTTTTCACTGCCATCTTTTGTTTTGACGCGAGTTATGAAGTCTGGAAAGTATCTATGCATTTTCTTGTCCACAGGAGAATAATAGGGTATAGGTAATTCTTCAGATGCCCACCAGATAACTGAGTTATTGGTGTCTAGATATTTCATGACACGAAGTTCCCAAGTTGAACGGAAGATGATATTTGAAGGATTACCTTTGTATTTTTGTGGATTTTTTGGTGTGAATTTACCTTTATAACTCATATAAATATTATATATCTCAAGGAAATTATATGGCTTTTTTCACGCTTACAGACATAAAATTTAAACCTACTAAACCAACACAAAGTAATAAAAAAAACAATTTTGAAGGTATGGATATAAAAAGATATCCAGAAGATATAGGAACAGCTTCAGGGCGTGGACATTATATTCAATTTTTCATAAAAACACAAAGTAAAGCACAAAATGTAAGTGATACATCTGCGCCCGGAACTGCTGGAGCAACTGTACAAGCGGGTGTGCAATTAGGCAGAGATATTAAAGGTATTTTAAACAATGTTATAGCAAATAGTCCTAAATTATCAGAACCACTAGGAAATCTTGGAACAAAAGCACAAAATTTTTTAAATCAAAATCCGAATACAAAAAATGCTTTTAATCTTGCGAAAAATACAACTAATCAAGCATTGAAAAATTTATCACAAGGATTAAGAAAAACGACAAGAACTAATGCTGCAATAGCATTGTATATGCCTGATAATTTATTATTTAATTACACACACGGTTTTAATGATGTTGATTCAAGAGAAATATTAGGTAGAAATGTAACTGCTGGTATTCAATTAACAGCATCAGTTGTTGATACGTTAAAAAAAGGTGGCAATATTTCTAACGTATTATCTAATATATCTCCATTTTTTGGTGAAAAAATATCGGATCTCTATGCAAAATTTGGTTCACAATCTAGTGCAGCAGGATTTTTTAATGCACTTACCGGTACTGTACAAAATCCACAAGTTGAATTGTTGTATTATAATACAAAATTGAGAGAGTTTAGTTTTGATTTTCAATTCACTCCTCGTAGTCAAAAAGAAGCTCAGGAAGTTTTAGAAATTATTCGCTTATTTAAATATCATGCAGCACCTCAAATTTTACCAAATAGTTCAGGAAGATTTTTAATTCCTCCTTCAGAATTTGATATTAAATTTTATTATAATGGAGTTGAAAATCTAAATATCCCAAAAATAGGAAATTGTGTTTTACAATCGGTTAATATTAACTATGCACCTAATGGTTTTTCAACATACGAATTAGCACAGTCACCTGATGTAAGTTATGGTGGTACTGGTATGCCTGTTGCAATTAGAATGTCTTTATCGTTTCATGAAACAGAAATTATTACTAAAGATTTACTTGGTATGCCTGGTAGTGAATATTAATTATTTTTAGACAATCATACTAAAATGGCCAAATTTTTCAGTTATTTTCCACAAACTTATTATACATTAGATGACAATCCAAATGCTTTTGATGTTATTACCAATATAAATTTTCGTTTTGTATTTGATACTGCTTTTAAAAATAATACTGCTGTTTATTATGAATATATTATTCAAGACGGCGATACACCAGAAATTTTAGCATATAAATTTTATGGGTCTTCAGAAAGACATTGGATTATTCTTTTGTATAATGATATCATAGATCCATTATTTGATTGGCCATTACAACAATCTGTTTTGAATAATTTTATTGAGAATAAGTATGGTTCTATCTCATGGGCTCAAAGTAATGTTAAAAATTATCAGAAAATTACCACTAGAACTGATAATTATTCTGGAACAGTACAGACTGATATAGTAAATGTTGATGCAAACACATATGCAAATGTAATTATTTCTACAAACTCTTATACATTAGGTGATGGTAATTCAATTACTGTTGATGTTTCAAAGCAAACACAAAGTTATTATGATTATGAGGTTGATTTGAATGATTCAAAAAAGACTATAAAAATACTACAAGATCAATTTGTTTTGCCCGCAGAACAAGAATTTAAAACTATAATTAATAATATAAAATGAGTGATATTTCTATACAACAACCAACCGATTTTTATGTTGAATGGATAGTAATATCTGCAGGCAGTACAAGCTATGATGTTTCAGGTATATTTGAAGAAATAAACATTTATGAAAGTTTATTCAATCCATTTATGTCTGGTAATATATTGATAAGAGATTCAGTTGGAATTTTAGCAGAGATTAGTAAAAATCCAGGAAATTGTTTTCTTAGCATAAAAATGGCAAAAAATAAAAATGGTGATTTACCTATTGAAAAAAATTTCAAGATAACTTCAATATCAAAACATAATATTGGTTCAACATCAACCGTTGGTATATTAGAATTTATTTCTCAAGAATTTATAGAATCTGAGCAGAAAAAAGTAGAAAAATCATATACAAACACATATTCATTTGTTGTTCAAGATATTTTAAGTAATTATTTAAAAGTTCCAGAATCAAAATTAAACGGTAGATTTGAAGATTCTATTGGAATTTATGATATAATTATTCCAAATTATAGTCCATTAACAGCATTACTATGGTGTCAAAATAGAGCATTAGATATAAATCAAGCACCTGCATTTTTATTTTTTGAAAATTCATATGGATTTAATTTCATGTCTTTATCAACATTAATGAATGATCCTATTGTAACTGATCTTTATTTTAATCCTAAAAATATTCCTGAAGTAGATAATGGTTTATATGGTGTTATGATGAGTTCTGTTTCAGAACAATTTGATATTATAAAAAGATTAGAAAAAGGTGTTGATGCAAGCACATTTCTTTCTTTTGATCTTACAACTAGAAGCTATAATGTTAAAAAAATTGGTCTGGATGATGTTAATTCTTGTTTAAAACCTTTAGAAGGCGAAATTTACGCGCCAATATATACTAACAGAGATAATTTGTTTTCTGATCAAGTATATGATACAATGAAATATTTTAGAGTGTCACCTAATAATTTTTCAAATAGTTCATATGCTAAAAAGAGAGGTGTCACTCCAAATTATTTTGGTGGTCGAACTGAAAATATGGATTTGGTAATTAATCAAAGAAAAACTATATTATATTCATTTATGACAAAACAAGTTTCATGTGTTCTTCCTGGAAATTTTAGTCTTGTTGCTGGAAGAAAAATGAAAATAGTTTATCCCGAATATGATTGGAGAGAAGAAGGTGATGATAATTTAGATCCAATTATTTCTGGTAATTATCTAATAGTTGATGTTAGACACAAAATAAATTTTAATAAGCATGTTACGATAATGAACATATCATCGGGATATACCAGCAATCCATTACAACTGAGAGATAATAATACATTAACAAATAAATTAACAAATGGATAATAAATTCAAATATAGTTCTTTAAATCCTGAATGGTTTTTTGGTATTGTTGAAGATAGACAAGATCCATTAAATCTTGGACGTATTCGTGTTCGTATTTTTGGTAGACATTCAGATAATAAACAATTAGTACCAACAGAATCATTACCTTGGGCACAAATACTATTACCTACAAATAATCCTAATCCTTATCCATCAAAAGAAGGAGATTCTGTTTTAGGTATGTTTTTAGATGGTAAAAATGCACAAATACCTATTATTTTAGGAACATTTTCTGATCTACCACAAAATGCTGCCGTTCCAAATCAAGGTTTTAATGACGTAAGAACCGCTGAACAATTAGCAAAAGCACCTGTCAAACCTAATGAATCTGCAACTAATTACCCAAGAAATCTTGATGAACCCACATCTTCTAGACTCTATAGAAACGAATCAACAGATAATTCTATTGTTTCATTAAAAGAATCAAGAAGAATACCAGAAGAACCTTCTTCTGGATACGCTGCTGTTCCGCCATATAATAATGTTTATGAATCAGAATCTGGTCATGCAATAGAAATTGATGACACTCCTGGCGCTGAAAGATTGCATTTTTATCATAGATCAGGATCTTATGTTGAGTATGAAGCCAATGGAGATAGAGTAGAAAGAATACAAAACGATAA